GGCTATGCCCAAGGAGCCGAGCGGCAAGGTCATGGGTCTGGTCGATGAACGATTCAGAGGTATGAATGCCAAGCAGGTCTACGACATACTCAAGCAAGAGCGTGGCGACGGTGGCTCCGGCGGTGAGAACGGTGAGGGTGATGGGTTCGACGACCACGATTGGGACGGAGCCGAGGGGCTCACGCAAGAGCAGAAGGAAGAGCTTGCCCGTGAGATTGACCAAGGCATACGGCAAGGCATCATTGCGCATCGCAAAGTAAACGGCGCTGGCGGTGGTGACTTGGAGCGTGAGATGGGTGAGCTTGTCGCACCGAGAGTCGATTGGCGTGAGCAGTTACGTGAATTCGTTAAGGCGATATGTGCTGGTAAGGACAACTCAAGCTGGCGCAAACCTAACCGCCGTTACATCGGCTCTGATATCTACATGCCAACGCTGGTGTCGGAGAAGCTGCACCATATCGTGCCTGCCATTGATACGTCAGGCTCGGTGGGTGGTGAGGAGCTGAATGCATTTCTGTCCGAGCTTGCTGGTATCTGCGAGCAGGTTAATCCTGAGCGCGTGGACTTGCTGTACTGGGACGGAGAGGTTGCCGCGCATGAGACGTACGAGAGTTCGACGGTGGCTAACATTATTAGCTCGACTCGACCCAAGGGTGGTGGCGGTACATCGCCATCGTGTATCACTGCGCACCTCAAGGCCAAAGGCATCAAGCCTGACTGTGCTGTTGTGCTGACTGACGGATACGTTGGTAACGATTGGGGTGGGGAGTGGCCCTGCCCTGTGCTGTGGTGCATCGTCGGTGGCAACCAAGTCGTTGCTCCGATTGGCAAGACTATTCACATCGACTGAGGGGAACCATCATGGGTAAAGCTATCGTTCGTGTCGGCTACACCGACTACGTAATGGATATCAAAGATGCCGTGGCTGTAGGTGAGATGTTTGCTAAAGCTGAGAGGTACGAGCACAAGTACCACACAGGCAATCAGACAACCAGCCACCATGTCTTTGACAACACTGATCAAGAGCTGATGACCGTGCGTCTGATCTCTGATGATTTCTATCGGATGGCTAAGCTGGCCGGTAGACCCACAGCGCCCTAATATTGTTAGGCGCATTAACTTAACCACAACTCAACTGTAAGGAGCTAATCATGTCCATTTCCTCATCTGCTGTGCTTGCATCGCTGAACATCAGCGTCTGGCCTGCGAGTAAGTTAGACCGTGATGTGACCGACCAAGTCACAGCCAACGCCAATGCCAACGCCAACGCTGGCAAGTTCATGAAAGATTTGTTTGCTGGTACTTCACTACGCAAAGACATAGAGAAGTACGCGGCACATTGCCGAGTCCGTCACCTCAAGTTCACCCTGCCGTGGGCTGACAAGGGTGACAGGCTGCTGCCCACCTCGATGTTTATGGACTACAAGAAGTTCATCAACGAGGCCGAGTTCAAGTTCGACCAACTGTGCAACAACTTTTTCACGGCGTACCCGACGCTGCTTGCCGATGCTCCAGTAAATCTAGGCAAGATGTACAAGGCGGAAGAGTACCCCGATATTGATGAGGTCAAGCGTAGGTTCGGATTCCGCTACGTGTTCACCCCACTGCCCGAGGCTGGTGATTTCAGATTGGATGTGAGCAACGCAGAGATGGAGGAACTCAAGCAGAAGTATGCGAGCGACTACGACCTGCGCTTGGCCGACGCTATGCGCGAGCCGTGGAACCGACTGCACAAGCTGCTCGCTGACATGAGTGCCAAGCTAGCCGACGATGACAACGACAAGGATGGCAAGAGCAACAAGCGTTATCACGAGACACTTGTGACCAACGCTACCGACCTGTGCTCACTGCTGACCAAGCTCAACGTCACCAACGACCCGAAGCTGGAGGAGGCACGTAGGCAGCTTGAGGTAACTATGTTAGGCGCAGATATAGAGGCCATCAAAGAGTCTCCTGCTATTCGTGAAAGCATGAAGTCCAAGGTCGATTCCATCTTGGACAAGTTCAACTGGTAAACACAAGGAGCTAACAACATGGCAACCGTAGTGACTTACGATCCAAACATGAACCTAATTGGTAGGGTCAACGTGGTGTACAGACCCGGCTCGACCTACCCTACCCCAACGCAGACAAACAAGTTGCTGTTCCTTACACTGCGCAACCTAGTGGCAACTAGACCACAGTGGAAGTTCAACATCGTCGATGTATCGACCTACAACGGCGAGAGGGTAGCGCGAGAGGTGGATATCTACCACAGCGATGGTGAGTCACCAGACGAGCTGATGGGTAACGTGAGTGTCATGTGGCACTGCAAAGAAGCGAAGCTGTTTATCACCAACGAGCGCATAGCCAAGGGGCGTTCGCGTGGTAGACACTACAGAACAACGAACCCCGAGAAAGCGGAGCTTGTGATACGCAAGTACTTCTACCCTAGTAGCAAGGACGAGTTGCTTGGTAAAGCTGTGGATGAAGCAGTCACTTTTGTGTCTGGCGAGGAAGGCATCAAGGCTAGCTACATGCACAGCGCGAGGAGAAGCGTGTTTGACAGTGGCAGCGGTGTTGAGTTCGTGTTCAAGCACATCGACATGTACCTACAAGAGTACTCGCACAAGCGGCCAGAGTACGAGAAGTTCTTGGAGAAAGATGCCGTGCATAAGGTAGTCGCATCCATAGACACTGCGGTCAAGCTCAAGCGTGCGTTCGTAGTCATGCTACGTGGTCGCAACTACGTGGTCAAAGACTTGGCGCTTGGGCATGGCGATGTGCAGATGCACACAGATGAGACACTGCCCTATCACCTACGCAAATGTATAGGCATGCTAAAGCTAGTGGAGAAAGGACAGATGGTCAGCGACATAGGTTGCAGAGTCGATGAGGTGGTCATGGTTGTAATGAAGGATCAAGGAGAGCAAGAATGAAAGTCAACATGCTCAAACATGTTCGTGAGTTGTTCGCTGTAGACTATGCACCAAAGCATACGCAGCGGCACAACCAACGGCAGTGGGTTAAAAACGTACGCAGGCTTGGTGACAAATGGCTACTAGCAAAACCCGTCCAAAGAAAAGACAGGAACCACTAGACGAGCCGCCGAAGGTCTGGCCTTTCCCAACGTGGAAGGGTCAGCCTTACAAGCCGCCACGGGTGCGCAAGCCGCGCCCTGAACCAAAGTCATATGACTTTGATGCACCATTCTGAATTGACTAATATTGTTAGGGTACTTAAAATGCACGACGAAAATCTTTTTGACTTGTACGCTGGCTTGGCTATGATGGGTTTAATCCATCATTTTGATTTCGGCACATTTCGAAACGACCCGCAGCGATTGGCGGGGTGGGCATTTGATGCAGCTGAGAAGATGATGGATGAACGTAAACGAAGAAAGGAGCAACCTGTGAATGGAAACACCTAAGAAGAAGGGGCGTGGCCCCGGTAAAAGACCAAGGCTTACATGCACCAGCATTAGGCTATCGGTGGAAGTTATGGAGTACTTTGATAAGCACTACCAAAACAAGAAGCAGGCGAAGATGAGAGAAGTCCTAGCCAAGTACGTGTCCGAGCAACTAAAGGAGAAGCAAGATGGGACGCACCCAAATGTCCAAGAGTGAGAAGATTCGCGCCTACCAGAAGGCCAACCCCAAAGCCAAGCCAGTCGAGATTGCTAAGGCACTAGGTGTGAACCTAGCGCTTGTGTATGTGGTACGCAAGAACGACAAAAAGAAGGCCAACGCTGCGCCCAAGGCTAATATTGTTAGGGCAGTCAAAGCCCCGGCAACGCCTAAGCTCGACTTGGTCAACCACCCGCCGCACTACACGATGGGCGGCATTGAGACGATTGACTTCATCGCAGCCAAGCTGACCAAGGATGAGTTCGTCGGATACCTCAAGGGCAACGTGCTCAAGTACGGCTCGCGCATTGGCAAGAAGGATGCACCCAACGTGGACGCTGGCAAGCTGGCATGGTACGCAGCAAGGCTGCGCGACACCGTAGCTGCATAAGACAACCCCTCCCCCTGTTACCCCGCATGCTTCGCGCTGCGGGGATTTTTTTCGCCCTAACAATGTTAGGGTTTGTACCCGCATGCACCAGTTCCCAAGAGGGGTTTAGGGGCTTGACATTGTCAAGAAGAGGCGCTATATTGTTGGTTCATCGAAAGGAACCCAAGTGGCAGCAACCCCCGAAGCGAAGGTGAAAGCGAAGATCAAAGCGATCCTTGCCAAGCACAACGCTTACTACACCATGCCCATTGGCGGCATGTACGGCAACAGCGGAACCCCTGACTTCCTGTGCTGTGTGCGCGGTAGGTTCGTGGCGGTAGAGGCAAAGGCTAAGAGAGGGCGGGCGACAGCCCTCCAAGAGAAACACTTGAGGGACATACGAGAGCGAGGCGGCATTGCCTTAATCGTCAACGAAGAAAACTTGAACGAGCTTGACACAACACTGGAGCAACTACCATGAGAGAAGCAGTAAAAATTGTCATCGACCGCATGCAGTCACACCCCGAAGATTTTGATCTCTACGGTAAATTCCGTTGGGTTGTTGAGGAATCGTATGGGATTCATGGTGACAGCGTGCTGACAGACACAGAGGTGGAAACGTTTAAGCAAGCACATAAAGAGCTTATGTATCGCAGGTTCCACGCCCGGGTGATGAAGTCACTGTTGGACGATGGGCCACAGGAGGAAGAGAGGCGGGCAAAGGGGTACCAGCTGGGGCTTGGCAGAGTAGTAGCGAGTCAGGACTTCACCGGCACGTTGGCGGGTGCATCTAGCCCATACCCGATCCCCAAACGAGTTATATGAACACAAGGAGAGCAAGATGAACATCGAGATAGGCGCAGGTATTCAAGCATTGGTTAGCCGCATGGCAACCAACCCGGAAGAGTTCTTTGATGAGGCTCCGAAGTGGCGCTTCATGTTTGCCGACCGCTTCCGTGACACCATGACCGAGTCGGAGAAGGGAGCTATCCACGCAGCCCTCAAGGAAGTTCGGCGCAAAGAGTTTGAGCACAAGGTGATGCGTACGCTGCTGGAAGGAGATTTGAAAGAGCAAGCCATGTCTGCTCTTACTGCGACGAGCCGAGGCCAGATAACCCACTCAAACATTGCCGCAAGCGGTACATTCACTAGTGGCTTCAATGTTATTGAACCCCGCAGCGTATTTTAAAAATGAAAATCCTCACCGTTGACTTTGAGACGTTCTACGATCAGGACTTCAGCCTGACGAAGATCACGACAGAAGAGTACGTGCGCAGTGATGAGTTTGAGGTCATAGGCGTATCAGTGCAGGTGGATGACGGGGAGCCTCAGTGGTTCTCCGGTACGTTTGAGCAGACCAAGGCGTTCCTCAATTCGTTTGACTTCCCCAGCAATCTTGCGCTGGCGCACAACGCTATGTTCGATGCAGCGATCCTGCATTGGCACTATGGCATCAGCCCTCGGGGCTGGCTGGACACGCTGAGCATGGGCCGTGCGCTGCACGGTACGGAGGTGGGCGGCAGCTTAGGCGTACTAGCCAAGCACTACAACTTGGGAGTCAAGGGTGACGAGGTGGTCAACGCCAAGGGCAAACGTAGGTTGGACTTCTCACCAGATGCGCTAGCCCGTTACGGTGAGTACTGCTGCAACGATGTGGCTTTGACGTTCGCGCTGTTCAGAGAGATGGCTGCTAGCTTCCCACAGTCCGAGCTTCGCTTGATTGATCTGACCCTGCGCATGTTCTGCGAACCTGTGCTTGAGTTGGACAAGTCGGTGCTACTGGATCATGTGCAAGCAGTAGGCGCGAAAAAAGAAGCACTGCTTGGCGCTGTGACCATGATAGACAAAGATCAGCTTATGTCTAACCATAAGTTTGCTGCAACGCTCAAGATGTTTGGGGTAACACCGCCGACCAAGAAGAGCCCAACTACAGGCAAGGAGACGTATGCGTTCTCCAAAACTGACGAGGGGCTAAAAGCATTGCTGGAGCACGAAGATGATCGAGTGCAGGCCATAGTTGCAGCGAGGCTAGGCGTCAAGTCAACGCTAGAGGAGACGAGGACGCAGCGGTTCATTGACATTGCCAAACGGGGGAGCTTACCCATACCACTGCGCTACTACGCAGCGCACACGGGTCGTTGGGGTGGTGACGACAAAGTGAACATGCAGAACCTGCCGAGGGGCTCACAACTGAAGTACGCCATCATCCCACCAGCAGGCTACGTGCTGTGTGACTCAGACTCTTCGCAGATCGAAGCGCGAACCTTGGCGTGGCTAGCCGAGCAGGACGATTTGGTCGATGCCTTTGATCGTGGGCAGGATGTGTACAAGATCATGGCTTCAGCCATCTACAGCAAGCCCGAGAGCGATATCACGAAGGACGAGCGGTTCGTCGGCAAGACCACCATTCTTGGTAGTGGCTACGGCATGGGGGCTAAGAAGTTTCAGGCGCAGCTGAAGAACTTCATGGTGGATATTGACAAGGACGAGGCTCAGCGCGTCGTTGACACGTATCGAGATACGTATAAGAAGATACCGGAGCTGTGGAAGAAAGCGCAAGACGCCATCGACTGGATGCTTGCTAATCAGTCAGGCAAGTTTGGCCGAGGCGGTCTGATCGAGGTGGAAGGCAAGAAGGGTATACGCCTACCCAACGGGCTGTATCTTAAGTACCCCAACCTGCGCAAACAGCAGGACGAAGACGGTGACTACGGCTATGTCTACGACACGAAAAAGGGTAAGAGCGTAACCACTACGCGCATCTATGGCGGCAAGCTCATAGAGAACATCTGCCAAGCCCTAGCCCGTATCATCATCGGGGAGCAGATGCTGATGATCGCCAAGAAGTACCGTGTAGTGATGACGGTGCATGATGCGATTGCTTGCATCATCCCAAAGGACGAAGCCGAGCGCGGCAAAGAGTACGTTGAGCTGTGCATGCGGCTCAGACCCGCTTGGGCATCTGAGCTACCCCTTAACTGTGAAGCTGGATATGGAGAAAGCTATGGAGCCTGCTGAGTTGATTGATTACGCCCATCCTTGCATGATGGCAGAGAACGCTTTGAAAGAGGCGCACATCCACATGCTGAACCGAGAGTATGACGAAGCCGTCGAACAAGCGTTCAAGGCAATCGTTGAAACGAAGCTGATGATCAACTCCATCAAGCACATGCAAGGACAAGGTAAATGAGCATCGAAGCAATGAAGCAGGCGCTGGAGGCGTTGCTGGAAATCAACGAACTCAGCAAAGGAGAAAACGCCATCTGTTTACCAGCAGAGATTGATGGAGCAATGGACGCCCTCCGCACCGCCATCGAGGCGGCTGAGAAAAATGACTTGGAACGCTTACGGGATGAAAACGAGAGACTGCATGTTGAAAACAGGCGGCTTATTGACCGCATAGAAGTTATGGGTGTTCCCGTAGGCGTTGGCGGCTATTTAACTACAACCACCACCCCACCCGCAGCACAGCGCCAGTGGGTTGGGCTGACGGATACGCAAATTGAACGGGTTTACTTTGAAACGGTAAAGAAACACCGAGGCGCACCAATGCCTTGGGGGCAAGTGCAGTTTGGCAAAGCATTGGAAGCCAAGCTCAAGGAGAAGAACACATGACTGAACTGATTGGGAAAGACGACACCATCAAGAACTATGTGCCGATTGGTAGCCTTGAGTTGAAGTTGGCGGTGGCAAAGGCAGAGGGCTACGCCATTCGGGTTGAAGAAACGAGGTATCACCACGTTGTTGATGGGATGGTTGTTACCAGCGTAGACGAGAGCAAGCCAAAATATTATTACTTCAACGACCGACCGCTTCCAATGCTTGATCCATACCGCATTGCGATGGAGTTTTATTTGAAGGAGAAGAATCATGGATAAAGACACAGGCGGGCCAGCGTTTCCAACGCCAACGCACAATTTGCAAAATGACGGCATGACCCTGCGCGATTACTTCGCGGCCAATGCGATGCAGGGGTTGATCAGTTGCCCCGATTGGCGTGAGGGTGCAGGAGAGGATGTTGGTATGGACGCTTCAGATTACACGGCATCAGTCGCGTACATGATGGCTGACGCCATGCTCAAGGCAAGGGGACAAGCATGAAACGCGATCTGTACGACTTCATCACACCACCAGATACACCCAAGGAAGCACACACAACCATGTACTACTTCCCGCATCAACAAAAGAGTGGTCTGGGTCTTCAGCCAGCCGGGCCTGCGTTCAGAGAACTTCCATGCATGGCGGTTCACTACGACAAAGCATGGAACCTGCTGTTCACGCGGTTCATCTTTAAGGATGGCACATGGAGGGATGAGAAATGAAAGAAGACATCATCCGCATGGCGCGGGAAGTTAGCGGGTCGATGCTACATAGTGGAGAGTTTGCGCTTTTCGGAAACCACCAGATCGAGCGTTTTGCCGCCCTTGTCGCTGCACGTTGCGCTGACATTGCATACGAAGCCGAGCCGTGGCATTCTGCTGATCTGATCCGCGAAGCATTTGGGGTGGAGAAATGAACGACATCCATTCCTGCCACTTTGATTGCCAGCGTCCTGCCTGTGTGCTGAGACAAAGGGATGAGTTGTGGGCACTTGTCCGACCCATCTACGATGCTATGTGTAAGCTCGACCCCACACACCGATGGACGTTCGACTACACGATACAACGCGCCGCAGAGGAACTCAATAAACTCGCGGTAGCAGCAGCGACATGTCCACCGTGCAACAACAACTGCAACCAAGGTCGGGACTGCCCCGCGATTAAATGAAATGCCCACTGTGCGGAGCCCCAAGTGATGTCAAACAAACCAAATCAATCGACGGTGCCCCCATCAGACGCCGCATCTGTTTCAACGAGCACAGCTTTAACACCAAAGAGGTTGCGATCACAACGCCGAAACCAAAGCGCTTGACAAAGACAAGCCAGCGAGCGATCATCTGATGCACGTACTAAGGAGTATTGCATGAGTCTTGTTTGGTCATTCAGCAGCTTGAAAACGTTTCAACAGTGCCCCAAAAAATACTATCACTTGAAAGAAGCTAAGGACGTTGTAGACACCCCGCACGAGGCTGCTATGTATGGCAGTCTGGTTCACAAGGCAGCAGAAGATCGTGTGCGAGATGGCAAGCCCATCCCGAAGAAGTACTCGTACATGGAGCCGATTGTGGATGCGCTCAAAGACATACCGGGGGACAAGCACTGCGAGCTAGAGCTAGGGATCACAGAGTCACTACAACCCTGCGCATTCCGCGCATCTGACGTATGGTGGCACGGGATCATTGACCTGCTGATTGTTGACGAGGAGAAGAAGACAGCGCACATGGTGGACTACAAGACGGGCAAGAGCGCCCGTTACGCCGACACCAAGCAGTTGGACTACATGGCAGTGGCTGTGTTTGCTCACTTCCCTGCTATCACGAAGATCAAGTCCGCGCTTCTGTTCGTTGTCAGCAATGAGTTTGTGAGAAAGCAGCACGAGATAGAGAACAAGGACCAGTACATCAAGTCGGCTTTGGTGGACATAGACCGACTCAAGCAAGCCAAACAGAACGGCGTGTGGAACCCAATTCAAGGACCACTCTGCAAGTTCTGCCCGGTAAAACAATGTGAGCACAACAGGAGCTAACCATGTACACACGCCCAATCTATGAGACCGAAGCCGACCGAGCCAGAGAAAGGCTGGTGCAACAGCACTTGGTCAGTAAGATAGATTGCTCATTCACTGAAGCGCCCCCGCAGGACAACGTTGATGGCTATCTCGTCAACCACGATGGCACACTCGGCGCTGTCGTAGAGATCAAGATCAGGTCCAACCGGAGCACTACGTATGACACGTACATGCTTAGCGCGTACAAGTGGCGCAACGGGTTGCACAGGGCCAAGATGCTGGGAGTACCATTCTTCCTAGTAGTGAAGTTTGTAGACGGCATCTTCATGACTGTTGTCGAAGACGACTATGAGATTAGAAGCGGTGGCAGGTATGACCGCAACGATTTGATGGACGTAGAGAACTGTGTGTACATCCCCATGAACAAATTCAGACCTGTATAGGAGTCATCATGCCATACGTGAATAAACCCCGCCCGTACAAGAAAGAGTACCAGCAACAGCTGGCGCGTAACGAAGGCCGGTCCCGTCTTGAGCGCCAACGTGCGCGAGAGCAATTCGATCAGAAGAACGCCGACAGTGACGGAGACGGCACTGCCGACTCCAGAGAAGGCAAAGACCTTGCGCACGTCAAGGCACTAAGCCGAGGCGGTTCCAACAAGCACGGCGTAAAAGTCGAGCCTGCTTCTGGCAATCGGTCGTTCAAGCGTAACTCTAATCATCAGTTGGTATCCGAGCGCAGCAAGCGAGAGCGTAAAAAATGAATTTGTCAGAGTATGACTGGCCGTGCCCCACCGGCATCACACCGTTTGCACATCAGAAAGAAACAGCAGCGTTCCTAGCGGCAAAACCCAAAGCTTTCTGTTTCAACGAGCAAGGCACAGGCAAGACTGCTTCGGTCATCTGGGCAACCGACTACCTGATGAAGCTCAAGCTGCTCAAGCGAGTTCTCGTCATATGCCCGCTATCCATCATGTCCTCGGCGTGGCAGCAAGACCTGTTTAAGTTCGCAGTTCACCGCAGGGTTGCCGTAGCGTATGGCAGCGCGAACAAGCGCAAGGAGATCATCAATGGCGATGCCGAGTACGTCATCATCAACTTCGATGGCGTGCAGATATGCAAAGCAGAGATCATCGCCGGAGGCTTTGATCTGATTGTGGTTGACGAAGCATCAGCATACAAGAACGCACAGACCGAACGGTGGAAGACGCTGCGAGATGTGATGCGTCATGTGAAAGGGCTGTGGATGCTTACGGGCACACCCGCTGCTCAGTCACCCACCGATGCGTATGGTTTGGCCAAGCTGATCAACCCCCAAGCTGTGCCAACATTCTTCGGGCAGTTCAAAGACATGGTGATGTACCCCGTGACCAAGTTCAAGTGGGTGCCTAGACC